AGGGAGCGTCCCCGTATACAACTCGCCCAAATAGTTGGAGAGGTTGAGGTGGGCGGCGATGGTGTTGAGGATGGGGATGAGCGGGCTGGTCCCGTATGCTCGCCCCTGCTTAAACTTAGAGACGTGGATGATTTTGTCAGATGAGAAGCGGCGGGTGTGTTTGTCCACCTTTTGGATATAGGCCATCGCTGGAGGGGCGGGGCGTTGGTTGGCTGGGATGAGTTTGATTTGCTCCGCTGGCACAGTCCAAACGGCGGTCAAATCACCGCCAAACGTCCAGTCCTCATCATTGTTGCTGGATCGGTCGCCAGAGCCGTCCAACTCCAGATAGGCATCGCCAAAGAGTTGCAGGTCATAGATGAGGGACTCCAGCCATTCATCCCCAGAGTCGTCGGGGTTGGGGTTCTCAAAGAACGCCTTCAACTTCTCCAGGCCAGATTCACTGCCCTGCTCGACGCCCTCTTTCAAGACAAACTCGTAGCCGTTGCCGATGGTGTCGTTGACGGTGCAACGCAGAATCGCATTCACCACCTCCGACTTCAGTGATATTGCCCTCAATAAGTCATAGGAGACGGCTGGATCGTAGCCGCTTGATTTTGACCGCCCGTTGGTGGTGCTTCCAATTTTTGACAGGCTGGCCAGAGTCTTGCCGTCCCAGACGTTCATGTCACGCTGGTTGGCCTCATTGAGCATTTTGTTGAGGCGGTCCACATCGTCATTATCGGCTCGACGCCGACCAAAGAAACCGAAGCGGCGACGCTCGCTCATACCCCAGACACGGCTGGGCGTGGTTTAAGCGTTTGGCGGTTCAAGCCGTTTTCTTGGCTTCGGCCTCTTTCTTGGCTTCTTCACGGAAAAACGCTCGCATTTCTTCTTCCATGTGAAGGAAGTGGGCGGCGACGTATTCTCGGCTGGCGGCGGGGTAATTGTTGTGCTCTCGTGGCATGGTTAAGGGTAGTCGCCACCCCTATATCAATGCTTTGCTAAATCTCAATGGTTTAAGCCCAATCGGGGCGGGGCGGTTGCGGTTCAACTTCAGCCATACGAGGAGTCCTCCCTGTTTTGCACGAACCCCTGCGACAACGTGGGGTCTTTGCTCTTGTCCACTTCTCTTCACCGCAGTCTGGGCATCGGACATACGTTAAACCCATGAGGCCAAAGAACGGGGTGGGGGGTTTTGATGATTTACATCGCTCCCAGACGGGACGCTCCAATCAAAGCCCCCAGCAGTGTCGTTCCGATTCCCGTCATCCACTTGACGAGACTTTTCACGATCCCGTTGAGCAGGTCTTGAGTTGCTTGTTGGTTTTGAGCCAAAGAATCGACGGCGGTCGTCAAGCCGCTCATTTGTTCTTCAGTCCGTGTTTGAGCCTCCACCAATTTAGCGAGCATCTCATCGTGTTTGTCCAGCCTACGTTCAATGGCATCCAGACGGTGATTTTGGACTGCGTCGTGCGTTGTGTCACTCATCCTCGGTCACGTCCTGATCGGTCACGCCCTGCTCGTGGTGGTGTCCCACGTGTCCTTCGTGAATCCCAAGTTCCACCCTTTGACGTTCAGCCTCCAATTTGTGCTGGTGCTCCAATTGCTTGATAGCCAATAACCGCTCGTGCTCCGCTTGAGCAACCATCGCCTGCTGGTTTGATTCAATAACGCCTGGGTGCAACTCCGTCTCGGTTTGTTGCTCGTTCTTCCATAACTCAAGAATCGTCGCAAACGCAGGGCCAGCCGTTCCGCCAATGATAGCAATGAGGGCGATGAACCCTTCAAGGTTCAAGAGCACGACTTCAGGCCTCAAAATCCCCATCGCTACAACTGAACCGCTGGCGGCAAGCCACAGGAAAATTGCTGGCAGGGCAGTCCACTTGACCATGCGGTCGTTGACTGAGTCTTTGTGTCCGCCTCTTCCCATAGAAACACCTCACTGCTTGAGGGCTTCATCGATTTCCTCTTTTGCGTCCTCGACCTTTTCTTTTGCGTCCCCTATTGCTTCCAATACCTCAGCGGCGGTGATAACGCCGTCAGCGGCCAGGGCTTTGTAGCGTTTCAAACCCCAAAGCACGAGCCCAACGACAACACCCAGAGCGGTGGCGTAGCCAATGATAGTCTCCACGGACATAGGCAAAGGGTTCGGGGTGGCGGTTTAAGACGAATGCCCTAAGCACCAAACGTCCGCATGGTTGGAGTCCCGCCACCCTCTCCAACCTCCATCGCTATGCGGGCATAGATGAGAGCGTGGAGAGCGTGATCGTCGCCGTCTCGTCCGTATTTTGTCATACGTTGTCCCCGTGTGGGGCGCGTGTCCTTCAGGTCTGTTTCTTGCGAAGAATTGACGGCACACCATTCATGGAGAACCCATTCAAGCGAGCGGTCGTTGAACGCCAGCCTAAACTCACGGTTCTTGATGGACTCCAGCGTGTCCTCAACGTAGGTGGTTCGATCCACGACGCACATATAGATGAGGTTGCGGTTGTTGTCCCGCTTTTTATATTCAAACGGGGTCATCGGGCGGCTTGAATAATAGCACGAGCGGACACGTTCACCAAACTCCCTCTGCAACTCTTTGACCTGCCGAGCACCGTAGCCAATATCACAAACGACCTGGACGGCGTTATACCTCAAAATCAAGTCCGAGACGGCTTGAACCTCATCAATGTCGTCGGATCGGCTGGCAATTTTGTGAGCGTTAATCACATCGCCGTTGGAGTCCAGGACAACCACGGTCGTCTCAACCCCCCAATCAATGCCGATGTAGGTTTCCTCTGGGGCATCGACGCTCGACCGCACCTGCATATTAGCGTCAATAACACCCAACGCTTGATCGAACGTGAGCGGTTTTGCCGCTCCAGCAAAAAACTCCCCCAGCACTTCATTGGCGAATCGGCGTGGGTTGTAGGTTTGCCTCTTTTGCTCTATGTCGTCCTCGCTGATGTCGGGGTGCATCAGTTGGGTGATGTGGTAGCCGATGATGGTCTTATCTGGGCGGTGTGACCACTTCTCGCCGTCCCATTCTCCTTTGGTGGACGTTTCCCAGAGCCGCCAAAACTCCGAGCCCTGCTCACGAGCAGTGCCGCTGACTATCACCCATTTGTATTCGGACTGAGCCAGCATCTCCAGCAACATGGGGAGCACTTCTGGGTCGGAGTCTTGGTATTCATCAATGCAACACAGGTCGGCCTCAATACCGAGAAGGCCATGAGCGTCGCCCCAATTTGAATAGGCGTAGAAGTGGTTCAAGGATCGTCCGCCCACGTCAAACGTTTGGTGGCTCACGCTCGATTTGATTCTTTGCTTCATCAGGCACCCGTTGTTGACGCTGGACATGAGAGCACCGTTGAACCGCTCATCAACAAAGCGGGTGACCTGTGGCTGGCGGGGCGCGGTGTAGACGGCGTTGAAATACGGGATGTTGAGCAACCCATACAGGAGGATGTTGCAAATCGTTTCAGTCTTTTCCACCTTGCGGGAGCACTTGAGCACGATCACTTTGGTTCTGTCGTTCTTCTCCAACGCCCCAAAGTGACGATATATCTCTTGAAGGTATGGGCGGTCGTGGAGCATGAACGGCTTCCCGTCAATGGTCCTGAAATACGACGACCAGCGGTCGGGGTATAGGGCAATCGACTCGGCCTGTTCTGGCGTTAGGGGCGTGTTGCTGGGCGTTCCCGCCATGCGTGGGGGTTATCCCCCCTCTTCATCAATCCTCGCCCGTGTAGGCTCAAAGAATGACTTCAACACGGCTGAACTCGTCGGCGTAGCGGCGAGCCTGCTCGCTGGTGGTGAAGGTCGCCAAAACCGTGCCGTCTTCGGCGTCGATGACGTTCCAGCCCTGTGCGTTGGTTTCAATGAACACGGTGCTGACCCGCTCGGCTCGGATGGCTTGAATCTCCTTTGCGTTCTCCATGTTCCAGACGAGGCCGTAGCGGTTGGCGCAGATGGGGCCGTAGCCGTGGGTGGTTGAACGCTCGTCGGTCAATTTGCGAGCACAAAAGCAACAGTGGCCTGTGAGGTGGCCTTGATATGCCGCAAACCCAGATGGGTCGGCTTTGAAGTCCTCCATCATGGGGATGACGTCGCCTCGCTCCATGATGAGGGCGTTGGTGGTGTAAACGCCGTCTTTGATGACTCCATAGAAGCCGCCGTGTCCAACCTCAACGCTCTCGTCCTTGCGGTTGTAGTGAAGGGTGACCGTGTTGCCCTTGCGGGTCTTGAGGCTCCATTTTGGCTTCTTGAGGGTATCTGCGGCAAGGGTCATCATCTCTTCAACGGGCTCGTAGCCGTTGAAGGTGAAGGTGACCGCCTGCTTTGCCTCTCGCTCCTCGCGCTCCTTCTTGGCCTTTTCACGGACTGCGGTGCGCTCGGCTTCTTCAGCGACGATCTTCTCAACCCATTCCCACTGCTTGCTGGACAGGTTGCCCTTGCTCTCGTATTGGCGGATGAGGGAAACAACAAACGAGGTGGGGTGCTTAACTTCTTTCAAAGCAACGATGCGCTCGTCCGTGTTGGCTTCACGCTCAACGATGGCTTCTTCGGTGTTGTCTGCGGACAACTTCTCGACCCAGAACATCTGCTTGGAGGAGAGGTTGCGGTTTTTGCCCTTGCGAACCAAATCCTGTGCAAAGGACACGGATCGGCTGGGGACACGTCCAGCGGCGAGGGTGGCTTCAAGTCGGGCTACGGATTCTGTCTGGTGCTTGCTGACCATGACACGACGAGGGAGTCCTCCCTTATCAATGGTTCGGCTTCTCAATGCTTAGGCTCGCCAATCACGGCGGGTCTCCGCTCGCTTGGCTTCACGCTCGGCGCGGTCTTTGGCTCGTTGAGTCTCCAACGCTTGACGCTCTTCGGTTTTGGCCAGGCGTTCCTTTGCGGCCTCGATTGAATGCTCCACGGCGATGTCAATAACGTCGTCGTCTTTGTTCTCAAAGTGGATAGCCCACTGAAAGCCACGGCGGAACGGTTCAACATCTTCCACCATTGTGTCGTGTGGGAGGTGTGGTTTGATACGCTCAAAGGCGGACTCCTTGAGCCACAGGCTCGCCGCTTTTGTCAATGAACCATAGACGGCGGCGACAATTTGGGTGTCGTTGTCTGGGTGGCGAATCGTGTGATATTTCACCGATCCAGCGGACATCTCATGGACGCTATACCCACGGATGAGGAATGCGTCAAAGATGCTCTGCTTTGTCAGTTTTTTCATTTGGCGTTTGCCGATGGGCTTCGTGGGCTTGGATTCAGTCTCCATGCTTTAAGCCCAGCACGTCCACCTTCTTAAGTGTATATGCTTCACACCACTTTCCCCCGTTGAATGCTTTACAACACGCCGAGCAAGCCGTCCCACTTCTCAGCGGGCGGGTTCTCACGATCTGGGCGTAGCAGTTGGGGCATTCATACGTGATAGCGCGCCCTTCGGTTTGGGCGTTCTCCGTCAATCGACGGACAAAGGCTGAACGTTGCAGGGTGTATGGCCTGTATGAAACCCACCCCTGCTCCAAATTGCTGAACGCTTCACCGTGTCCAGCGGCGTGTCCGCAAATCAAATGGCACAACTCGTGATGAATCAACCCTTTGAGCAACAACGTGTTCTCAAACTCAAAGGCCTGGGGGTGGAGAGCGACCACGGGCGGATCGGAGAAGGTGACGGCGGCGAGCCTGCGTATGGAGTCCGAGCGGACGTATCTAAACTGCAACCAGCCTGCATCACGGGGCAACCCAGAGAAGGCTGGGCGTTCTCGACGCAGGGTTCTGTAAATTGACCTAACCCGAATGAGGTGGTCTATGGTCAGGTTCTCCATCGTCTAAACCGTCCTCAACATGAATGGTGTCGCCCACCCTCATTATGAGCAGGGGTTTGTTGGGGTTCGCCATGAGCCAAAAGAGCAACTGCTCCCCAAACGTCTGCGGATTTCCTGTTGCTTCAAACTGCTTTTTCATTGTCATCAACTTCCAATCGATGCGAAGGTTTGGCTGGATATTAGCGTCTGTATGTAGGCTACAACGTCCCGCAACGTGGCGGCTTGGTGAAAGAACCGAGAAGCAGACCCGTCCCCAGAATCAAAGGAGATGCGGGCGGAGTTGTCGTAGTCGTATGAGCCGTCGCCAATGTTTGTCCCGTAGCCCGTCACCTTAGCCAGCGGCATTGAACCGCCCGCCCCTTTGGTGTCTGGGAACGGCTTCACAACCACGTCCGAGCCATCATGTAGCACGTTTGCGGGGAATCGACCGAGGGGGGATGGGCCAGCCCCACGCTCGCCTTCACGCTCTCTGGCACAGTGCTCCATACCCAGCGGGCTATCAAACTTCTTTCGTTCAATGTCGGGGTCGTCATGGGGTATTCTGCAAGCGTCAATGTTCAGCGCGCCCGTTCCGTATTTGAGCACGTTCTCGGCAATCGTTCCAGCGGGCGGCCTACGTGCGAGAATGATGGCTACAGAACCCTGTAGGAATAATCCAGCGTCCTGATCGTGAAGCCACACCAATTGGTCTCGGATTTCAAAACCAGCATCCTCCAACGCTATCGCCGCTCGATGAACGTTGGTCGTTGATTCAAAGAGAGCGAGGTGCTCTCCAGGTTTGAAGTCGTCCAGATTCAACTGAACCACTCGCCCATATTGCGTGGGCGACCGAGGGTCAATTCTCGGATGCGGTATTCAGCCAACTCGTGAAAGTCGGGGTCTAACTCAATACCGATGAAGTTGAAGCCCTCAAGGATAGCGGCCACGCCCGTTGTCCCGCTCCCCATGAAGGGGTCAAGCACCGTCCCGCCCTTTGGGGTGACGAGGCGGCATAGATAACGCATGATGTCCACGGGTTTGACCGTGGGGTGGATATTGACACGGCCTCCAACGTGTCGCTCGGCTTTGGTTGGCTTGGGGCAATACATGAAGCGGTCAGCCCCTTCAAAGTCAGGCCCCCATTCTCCAGCCCGTTCCTCCAACTCAGCGGCATAGAAGAATCGAGAAGCACCGCCAGCGTCGCCAAAGTCACGGACACCCGTGTTCACCGATCCAGCGGCCAGCATCCCGCCACCAGCCTCCCATGAGGCTTGGCGGTTTTGTCCGCCCGATGACACCTTGACCGACCCAGAGCCGCCGACCGTTCCGCTTTGTTTGTCGAGCAACAAACGGGGACACTTGGGGTGGCAGTCGTAGACCTCCACACGTTCAGGCGTGGCTGGGGTTTTGTCGATTTCATTGTTGGGCTTGAACCCAGAGGACTCAAACACGCTGTCGGGGCGCGTTGAGCCACCCGTCCCAGAGCCGCCACGGGTGGTTTCAACAAACTCCCCCGTGGGTTTGCATTCCTCATGGTGGCTGACGATGACGTTGGTGGGATATCGTCCTTTCACTTGACCCACCACACGGCGGGAGGTGTTGTAGCCGTTCATTGAACCGTTCTCGGATATTTTCTCGCCTGTTCCTTCTTCAACATCTCTCATCGTTTCACCAACTCTTGCTCCGTCAATGTTCATACCGCCCGTGCCATGCTCCAGCACGTTCTCAGCGACCGTTCCTTTGAACGGTTTCCTGGCTACAACTGCGGAGTCGTGGTCGGTGTTGAAGTCCGTGTCCAACTCTGGGGCATAGAAATAGCGAGAAGCCCCGCCTTCATCGTCATGTCCTCTCACGGTGTCAAAGTCCTCGTCGCCATTGCCAAACACGGCTGACTTATTGAAGCCAACACCGCTGGCGGCTTTGCGGCTCTTGGTGTGTCCGCTTTGACGATCCAGCGTTGCTCTGGGGCAATCGTTGACGCATTCCTCTTCGGTGCATTCCTCATGGTGGCTGAGGAGCACGTTTGTTGGAAAACGCCCGTTATCGTGTGCAACAAATGATGTGTCGTCGCCCGTGTCCTCCCTCCATTGCCCTTCTGGGCTGGACCACATAGAGCGAGACCGTTCATAGCGCATGGACGCTTTGTCCTCATCCGAAGCCGCTATCCGTGATTCATCGATGTTGATAGCCCCCGTCCCATGCTTCAGCACATTCTCCACCACGCTGGACGGGAACGGTTTGCGGGCTAAGACGCAGGGCTCGTGGGCTGGCTTGAGAGCCGTTCCCCACCCCTCCCACTTCTTTGCCATGTCCGTTTCAGCAACGGTCACATCGTATTCGGGGGCTTCCAGCCCCTCAATTGAACCGAGGTTTTCTTCACCAAAGGCGGCGGCGATCCCGCTCGTGCCTTTGCCGATGACCTCCCGCTCGGCTTCAGGGAGGAATAGGTCGTCCCATTCATCCCCCAGCCCCAACGTGTCACGGATGATTTTGTAGTCCTCCAACTTAGGGACTGCGGGTTGCGAACCTTTGGTTATGTAGTGGGACAGCATATCGTTCCCCAAAGCGTCGCTCAATTCTTTGCGGGTCACGCCCGTGTCTTTCATCGCTTGGATGACGGCATCACGGAACGGCTCAAAGTCCGCCACCACGCCGCCACGCTTATCGATTGCCTTTGACACGTTCAGGCTCTTAGGGAAACCCGAACCATACATCCACATAATTTGGTCACGGATTTCAAAGCCAGCGTCCTCAATCCCTTGAGCCATGCGGTGATAAGTCCGAGAGCCAGCGAAGGCGATGATGTGACCCCCAGGCTTGAGAACACGGAACGCCTCAACCGCCCAGCGTCGAGACCATTCACCCATCGCTTGACCGTCCGTAAATGAGTCCCATTCCTTTCCCATAAACGACAGGCCGTATGGCGGATCGCAAACCACGGAGTCCACGGAGTTGTCGTCCATCAGTTTCATCTGCTCAACGCAGTCGCCATTGAACGTCGTGCTGGTGGGCATGGTTTTATTCCTCCTCTCCCACCGTTATAGGCTTAAACGCCAGAACGATAGGCTCATGGGCGGGTTTCAGTGCCGTTCCCCACCCCATCCACTTTTGGGCATCGGGGTCTGATATTTGCATGACCCCACCCCCCGTGTCGGGGTTGTTGAAGTTGCCCGTGACTCCATAATTCGGTGTCCCAGCCAGCGGAGTTTTCTCGTATTCTTCACCCATCGCCGTCATTCTTTGAGCGGTTGGTGACGATGAGCCCGTGGTTTTGAAAGCCTGCAACGCTTTGGCGACGTTGAGGCTCTTGGGAAAGCCAGAGCCATAGACCCAAAGCAATTGGTCACGGATGATGAAACCAGCGTCCTCAATTCCTTGAGCCATCCTGTGATACGTCCGTGAACCCGCAAACGCCACGATATGCCCTCCAGGTTTCAAGACACGGAACGCTTGAACGGACCAACGACGACACCATTCACCCATAGCCTGAGCGGTGCTGAAGGAGTCCCATTCCTTTCCCATGAAGGACAACCCATACGGCGGATCGCAAACGATTGAATCCACAGAATCGGGTTCTAACTCCTTCATGCGCTCGATGCAATCACCGAGCAGTGACGTGCTGGTGGGCATGGTGGTTCAACCCACGCCCACCCATTTAATCAACCCTTTCATCGTGCTCCTTGTAGCGTTTGACGACCGAGTCGTGGTCCAAAGACGGGAGGGGGTCTGGGTCTGGCCCTGGACGGCGTTTGCCTTTGTATTCCTCTTTGATTTTTTCACGCTTCACACGTTTGCGGGAGTTGCGGCGGCGCATTTGGTCTTTCAAGGCTGAAGGCTGGCGGGAACGCCCATCGGTGTTCAACAACCCCTCCCCGTGGCGAAGGTATTCCCGCTTGCGGTGGCAGTTGGAGCACACGGGCTCGCACTTAGCGACCTCTTCAAGAATTGATTTGATGGAGCGGCCTTCACTGACCATGCGGGATATGACCCGACTTTTGTCCTCTGGGTTCAAGTGATCGTGTTCCAACGCCCACGGGTTGTCTTTGCCCTCAAACCCGCAGTCAACGCACACCAGCCCCTCTTTGTATTCCCTCCACCAGGCCTTGATTTTGAGGCGACGCTCACGCACCTGCCAGCGACGTTTGTCCTTGTTGGCCTCGTAGTGGTGGGCGTTGTATTGTTTGTGGTATTTCAGCCGCTTTTGACGATCCTTGATAGGCACTGACGGGTTCAAAGCCCGTAGCACTTCTTAACGGTTCTCAGCGTGGCGGCGTATTGCATCCAACTTTGCCTGAGCGTATTGGGTGTCACGGACGTTGCACCATGTCTCAAAAGTCTGTCCGACCCAAATGGGGGTGCGGGTTTCCTTCATCTGCCGCTCGGCTTCTCGACGAAACTGCTGACCCATAGAGCGGGATGCGCTGGAGAAAACATGATTCCAAGCCTTCTCCCAATCATCACCGCTGAACGATCCAGCGTGAATCAATTCGCCGCAACCGTAGCATACACCAACGGCTGGCTCGTCGTCTTTCTTGGCTTGACGGATGAGAGAACCCCACATCGGAGAGGTTCTGGATGCTTCAGTCATTGAGGTGAGGGCGGCATAACAAAAGGGGCATTCAAGTTTCATGTGGGCAACTCCCGCTGAGGGGGCAACCCCCCTCCCCCTTAACGAGAGGCCACCGCTATATCAAAGCGTCGGCTTCTCAATGGTTCAAACTGTGTCGCCGTAGCATCACCAAAGGCCAGCCCACACGAAGCGGCCATCAATGTATCGCTTCTCCCAAACAAAGCCGTCGCCGTCTGGGTTCACGATTCGGATTCGGTCGAGGCGTTCACTGTGGTTGCACATATCTGAGGCGTGTTCCCATGCGTTGTGCTCGGACTCAAAGTCGGTCCACTCTTCTTCTTCATAGATGGGCTTATCGGCCTCATCTCGGTTTCCATAATAACGGTAGGTGTAGG